ATTATAAGAGGTTTTTCTCTATTCATTTTAATAACTAGTATAGGTTCTCCCTTACCTTCATGCTTGGTTGCTTGTTGATAAGAATCGTATATCCCTTTATAACTTTCTCTTGCTTTACATTCTATTTTTATATGTATTTGTTTAGCGGCTAATGGGGACAACTTAATATCTGCACCTGTTTCTCCCATGATAGCCCCTCTTATATCCCCTTCTTCTAAGGAAGGAAACCTAAGATACAATTGATCCCTAACCCAATCCTGTAGTCGCCTTCCTTTAGCCTTCCTTGATGCTACTGAGATGGTCATTTGCTAATTCCAAAAGTTAAGTTTATTGTAGTGTTTATCATGTAGTCTTACAAGTTCCCTCGTGAACAACTGTCTAATTTTTTTAGTAGAAAATTCCTCTAGTTCGTTCTCTACTATTACACAGTCTCTTGGAGAATAAACAACAATCTCATTCCTATTAAGTTCCTCCTCAATATTCTTGAAGTCTTCCTTCATTTTTTCTGCACCTTTTTTCTCCGTATCCTTCTGATAAAAATCATCCTCACTCATAGAAGAAAGATACTTTTTATACCTGATCGTCAGATGATTAGGTTTTATTAAATCAGATAAGTGAAGGGGAATCTTTATTGGTATAAACTGTATGTACTTTACCAAATGGTTTAACGCAATGTCCTCTTCTGTTATAACTGATTGCGTTAGTAAGGTCATTCTAAATCCCCTTCATCTTCTGCTACTTCCTGCATTCTCCCGCTTTCAGGATCGTAATAAAGTCTACATGCTGGACCTGTCAACCCAGAGAATCTATTTTTAATCACACGAATAGTTGTAATGTTTCTCTCCCTTTCATCTTCGTGCTGCCCGTTACGCTCTAGTCCAAAAACAATATCACTCAACTGACCGATAGATGCAGAGCCTCTAAGCTGACTAAGAGAAGTTACTGCACCTTCTTCATGTCCTGATCCTGTCGGTCTACGTAGATGGCTGACAAGAAACAGAACGATGTCTAGCTCCTGAACCAGGGTGCGTAGCTTTGTCATGATCTCATCCAAGGCTCTACGTTCATCAGAGTTTCCTTGATCAGATACAATGATTGATACATGATCCAAGCAGATGAACTTACAGTTAAGAGCCTTAGAAAAATATCTTACGCTACTAACTATCTTATCGATATCGTTCGAACCAAAATGGTCGAAGAAAAAAAGCCTTCCAGTACCTAATGTCTGATCAAAATATTTTCTAAATTCTTCTTTAGGTGTGGTTTTGTACACATCTGGTAGATGGAGAGGCTTATTCGCTTCTAATGACATCATGGCTAGGCCGGTACGCCTTACCGATTCCTCCATGAACATCATACCTATACTCTCTTCTGTATTCTTTAGCACATGATAGGTAAGTTCCCGCATGAATTGAGACTTACCCAACCCTGATCCAGCAGTGACAGTGATAAGTTCCCCCGTCCTTATACCATAAGTTAGTTTCTGTATTCCAAGGAAGGGATAGTTTATGATAGCTTCCGACTTATCTTCTTGGACAATATCCCACATGTCCTTACCTGCTATGATGCCATCTGGTGTGTAGCTTTCTGCCGACCACCAATCCTCCAAGAAAAATTTCTCACGGTTGTTTACAAGATACTCATTCGCATCTTTGTGATGCTGTAGTTTAACTATCTTGGCTTTAGGGCTTAACAGTTCTGCAACCTTGAGCGCAGCAGAAGTTCCTGGAGCATCATTATCAAAACAAATTATGATGTTATCGAAAGACATCAGCCATTCGTAGCTTTCTTTTGCATCCTTGACTGCACTCTCTGCTCCATTCTTTATAGAGACACAAGGCCACTTAGAACCAAGAAGTTGATAGGCGCTAAGAGCATCGATCTCTCCTTCGCACAGGGTTACAAACTTTCTGCCGCCGTTGAACACCTGTTGTCCAAACAAACCAGAACCAACAATGCTCCCTTCTGAATAGAAAGTTTTAGAAGAAACATTCCTTATCTTATGTGCAACTAACACCCCTTCTGTATTATAGTAAGGGTAATAATGCTTATCATCATCTTGCCGCACGTTGTATTTTTTACAGGTGTTTTCTAAGATACCTCTTGAAGGCATAGCAGAAATAATACCTTGGTTTAATATCACTTTGGAAACTTTACTTGTGATTGTTTGATTTTGTTTTCCTTTCTTTCCATGAACATGATGAGTACAATCGGGGGTGAAGCAATGTTCCCCTTCATCAGGGAAAATTACTAAGTTGTCCTTGCTGTTGCATTGCGGACAGGCTATTCGTTGCGTTGCCAAAAGCATCTCCTTACATATAAGTGTCAGTTACTTCAGGTACATTAGGTTCTCTTACAACCTTGGTCAGGTATCTTAAGCTATCCTTATATTTAAATACCCTTAAATCTTTCCAGCATTCTTCCTTGAATGGACAGTACACACAGTTACGATTAAGCCGCATGTTACCAGACTTACCATCTGCCACAGGTCTGTAGCACAGGGAGGGAGGAATAGTCTCTTTTACTGCCTCCCTTATTTGGTTAATTCTTTTATCAGCATTGATGATACCAAAATCATCTATCTCTAAAAGAGTTATCTCTCCGGTTACCTTGTTGATAGCTAGGAAGTAGCCGTTGTTTTTTCCCTCTGCCATAGCATACCCGCTTATCTGGCCTATGTATCCAAAGGGATCATCGTTCTCTAGTGTGCCTAATTTAAATTTACGAAAGGCAAAATCACTGGCAGACTTAACATCCACTACCTCTCCATCTATCTTACAATCGATATGCCCTTTCACTCCGTTAAGTGTAACCTCTTTCTGTTCATCTGTTACAGAGTGACCAGCCTCTTTGGTTAGAAAAATAAGAAGCTCTTCTAGAAGGGAGCCGTACAAAAATTTAATTAGCATCGGTCCTTTATGTTGTGCATCTTTTTTAGGGTGATTTAATTCCATCCACAAACGGCGCAAAGGTTTTCCTATGGAAGACATTCTTAGTGTTGGCCTGGCTTTATTATCCCGCTCATTTTCTACATGATCTCTGATAGCTTTCTCTATTCCTTTCAGGAAAGAAGAAAGGTTATCTTCAGATAGCTTATGTTTATTTTCCAGAGTAGAATAGATGTCTTCAACTAAGGTTTCAATTTTCATTCCTATCTCCTATAAAGCTAATTCGAAGGGGGAAGGAATCGAACCTTCCGTTAGGTGTCGCACCACCTTGAAATCCTATTGCGAATACGACTTCATTCACGAACCATACCCCTCCACAATTAGATATGTATAGCTGCCCCACGGCCACATGCACACCTCGCCCACTATACTTCTTGACAATCCAGATACGGACGCACCTATATCAAGCCCATACAATACAACTAAACTAGATTAAAGTTCCTCATCGAAGTCGGAATCACCACCGGCGTATTCGACTAGAGTTAGAACCTGAACCTTATTCAGATACAATGAAGTACCATACTGTTCCACCATAGGGTGGTCTACATTGGGCACAACCCTTACCCGTACATCAGACCCATTACCAATCAGTGTGTTTTGAACATCGATGGGAGCCTTGTCAGCGTCCATCGCTGTTACTTCGAACTTAGACTTGGGGGTAACAAATTCACCCCTGTCATCCTGCTTGTCCTTGAGCTTAACACCGATATCCAAGAGGGTCTTCTTGGACTGCTGCGACAGGTTGCCAACATCAAGCTGGTACTTGTCACTATACTCATCAGGAACCTTAAGCTTAGTCCAATAAGCTTTACCCTGAATGATGAAGCTATCTACTTTTGTTTTTGCTACCATGGTTAATCTCCTTATTTGATTGAATGGTGAATAGTATCACAGATTTTGTACGCTGTCAACAGAAATCTTTCTCGCTTTCGAGATAGGTATACTATAAAACAGTTCTCCCCTTGGTACGAACCTGTTGGAAACTTCCACAACCTCCGATTCAGAAACGGTTTGACCGGATATTTCCCAAGCTTCCTTACACATACTGTTTAGAATGTAGAAGGTAATGTTGTCTTCTCCTTTTCTCTCAAGTAATTTCTTTTTCCGATACGCTATACGTACATCCCTCCAGGAGGATGGCCAATCTTCTTTCCAAGAGTATTTAATCTCCACCTCCCAGCCTTGTCCATCCTTTCCCTCGATGTCACAGGCATACTTTTCTTCATCATCCAAGAGAGCATGACCTTCTCTCTGTAAGTAAGACCGAATCAAATCCTTGGCCTTGCCGTCTGCCTTGTCATATAACTCTTGGCTAAATTTCTTTCGAACTACAGTAGTTGTTCTCATAATATCTGTATCCCTTATAGTCCAACCTTGCTCTGGTATGTATAACTCTCCACCATTATAGTGCTTTGCTCTATTACAATTACCACAAAGTACCTGAAACCTTTCCTGATTTCGTAATATTTCAGAATAATTATTTGTAGCACTTCCTTTTTGAGTACTTTTATTTCGATCATTATAAACATGATCCACTTCTAGATACATAGCATCTGTCTCTCCGCAACAGACACACCGTCTCCCTAGTGTATCAAAAATTTTTGCTTTTCTAACACCTTTAGCCTTCCTATTCTTTTCTCTCTCTTTCTCTCTACCTTCTTCCGTACTCATTCGTTTATGATAACTTCTTCTCTGTCTATATCGCTGTAGTTCTTTATCCTTACTTGCCATGTTGACCTCTCCTAATGTGTTTCAGCCCAAGTCCTGCCAATCTTAGCGTCAGCATTCAAAGGAAGTGTCATGTTATAATACTCTCCTACTTTTTGTATAGCATAATCTGCTACGAAACATAACTCTTCAGCGTCCTTGTGGCTACACTCGTACTGCTGCTCATCATGGATTGTATTAACCAGGTTTGCATCTAGCTGTCGGCTATCAATCTCTTCATCTACAAACACCGCCCACTGCTTACAGACGATAGCTCCTGCACCCTGTAAGAGCGGGTTAAGGGCAGCATGACGGTGCCTGACATACAGTCTACGTCCATCCAAGCCTTTGATATGTCCCTTCCCTGCCGATTTATTCACTGACTTTATAAGTGTGTTTAACTTAGGAACATTACTTAGAAACTTTGTCTTCAAAGCTTCCCCTGCTGAACTGCTACCATTAATTATAGAACCAATCTTAGCTGAACCAGCCCCATAAAGGAAGGCGTAGATGAATGTCTTAGCTGCTGAACGAGTAGGTAATCCTGCCGCCTTCTGGTTTAGAGTGTGAGGATCACCACTGATTACAGCCTCTGTAAAATCTTTATCATTCATGTAGTGAGCCAGCATTCTAAGTTCCAACCCTTTAGCATCCATACCTACCAAAACTTTATCTACCCCTGGTACCGTCCAACATTCTCTACACTCTATACCAAAAGGCTTACCGCTAGACACGATGTTAGCCATGTTAGGCTTGGCATGTGTCATTCTAGATGTAACCGCTCCCATCGTTATGACTCTACCATGTACTCTATCATTCTCATCTACCTCATCCAACCAAGTTTCAACAGTTTTGTATCTAGTCTGTAGCATCTTCCACTCCGCTAACCTTTGTATAGCTTTTGGTGCAGAGGAGGACACACTGGCTAAGTTTTTTTCATTTATCCTTGGTGAGCCTTTAGGTGTGTAGTCAATAGGTTTCCAGCCGTACTCTTCCATATGTTCTATGATTTGTTTAGGACTTGCAAGATTGAAAGGCTCAAAGGATACTAAATTAAAATCTCCACCCACCACCTTCTGCCAATTATCAATCTGTTTTAAACCAATAGAAGACATACCCCCATCCTTCTTCGTTCTAATATTAACCGTTCTCTCTTGCTTAATACTATAAGGAATTTCTTTTAGAACATCTCTCTCTATTAAATCTGCCTTTTGTTTAACCTCACTCAAAAGGAAGTGTGCCTTCTTTACATCCAGCAGGAAACCTTTATCCTGTTGCTTATTAATAATACTTCTTATCTTATGTTCGAGAAGTACACTCTTATCACTAAACTTTTTTTGTTTTATAAGTTTCACTAGATATTTGTACAGTTTCCCTGTAATATTCACATCTTGTGTACAATACTTTATCATTTCTGGAGAGAGGTTTTCAAAATCTTCAAACTCTATCTTAGGATAGTTGAACCTTTCTCCCCAGCTTCTTAAGCTATGACCACCCTTGATGTCCGCCCGTACTAAGTAAGAAACCAGCAGCGTATCAAAAATTTTATCTTCTTCTATCTCCATAGACCATAGCCTGTTTAGTATAGGGATATCAAAAGACAAAGCATTATGTCCTATGATTGTGTCATACCTTTTTAGATATTTTTTTAAGCTTTCTTTCTTATCTTCTTGGAAAGATAAAATAATTCCTGTATCTAAATCTTTGGTTACACACACATGTATTTTACTTGGGTGTAGGCCATCCGTTTCTATGTCTAGTATTAAAGTCATCAGGTTCGTTTTCCTTTAATAGAATAGAACTTGCTTCCTTGTGTGAATAACCAAGAGAAACTAACGTAGAATGTGCAGCATCATACTTAATCTTATCAGAAGAATAGAGAGATACAGTTTTCTCTATAAGGTCTATGTTATCCGCTAACTTTTTCAACATTATCTTTTTTAGTAGATTTTTTATGAACACGAAGAGTTTCTTTAGCCTTCTCTAATTCTTCTTGCTCCTGTTCAAGGTCAAACATACGTTGGTTTAAGTATGAGATTATAGACTTTCTCTGATGCCTATGAACTACATGCGGGTTCTCTTCCAACCATTCAATTTCTTTTTTTAATACTGTTACATGAGCTAAACTCATTTAGTTTTCTCCTTCAGTTTTTGTTTTTCTTCAGCATCAATTGCCTTAATACGATCCGCTTCTTCAGAAGAACCAAACATACCAAGACGATCAAGGACTATGGCAGGGAGAAGACCGGACAATGCACATTCCATTGCACTATCCATTGTGCCATACGCTGCCACTTTGTTTCCATCATAAAGGTAGTTACCAGTAGCCTCATCATAGCCACAAGAATTATAAGATACAATCCCGGTGGCAAGACTACCAGTGACTACACCTGTTACAAGAGTTACAACTACTATCAATGTTTTCATTTCAAATTCCTTTAGTTTGTTTCTTCAAACAATTCTAGGATATACTCTTCAGTAAAACCCATAAGAACCCTGTTGCTTACGAACCGGGCTAGTGTATCACGAACACACTCCAATACCAAGATAAATCTATCTGCCTTGGCCTCCCAGAAGTCTTGCTGCATCTCTAGGACATCAGACATAGAGGATACTTATCATGCAGGATTGAGCTAGTGCCCACAAGAATCCTAATGTAAAGTCATGCCAGCTAGACATCAAGCACCTCTGTTATCATCCAGAAGTAAGGATCACAATACTCTTTACTTTTTATACGTTCATAGGCGGGTACCTGGTCTGGAAGAAACCTTTTCTCCCAGACTACAGTCTTTCCATCATACTTTCGTACAGCTTCCTCTCTAGCTTGTATATTTTTCACTTGTTCTTCTCCTCATTCAAAAGATGTTCTTCCATCCCGTCAGTAATACTCTTTGCACTCTTTTCATATCTCTCTTTAGGTTTTTTGACACGCTGGTGATACTTAGTTGTGTGCAAATCTTTGACAATTCTGTCGTATTTCCATTGTTTCTTTTTAGATTCTTCCTTCATTAGATTGCCCCGACTATTTACCCACGCTATGTGTTACAAAATCCCTGGTTCCTACACGGGAATCAATCCGATAAAGATTATGAAAAGGATTGCCGAAATATTCTACCGAATGTCCGTTGCGAACTTTTAAAAACATCTTAGTCTGCTCCACACCATAACCTTGAAACATATCCGTGATGCGGCGAATGCTAGACTTGCTGCCCTTCTCATTAAGGTCTTTGAGAAGAGCTGTAACCTTTTCTTTTTCGGAGAGGATGATTTTCTCTTTCTTGGTATCCACAAATAACTTAACGATATTGCTTAACATTTTAATTCTCCAATAAAATCTAATTTAAGAGGGTCTTAAAGGTTCCTTATAGAAAACTTAGATTATTCTTAATCCTTTCTTATCTTTACCTTAAGGAGACGTATAGTATACACATGTATTAGCACCTTGTCCATTGATTTTTTGTACATCTTTACTTTTTAAAACAGATGTTGTATTTTTGCATCATGTTTACAGCCATAAAGAATCTGCGTATAGACTACTCATCCCGGCAATTTGTATACCATAATAAAAAAGCATCTCTTTACTTGCTTCTTCAAGCTCTGTTTCGAGATGTTCTTGATCAAACATAGTTAAGTCTTTGCTTTTGGTATTAATATTCATGTTCTGTTCTCCTCTAACTGTCGTATCATGTATGAGTATAATAGTTTATCTTCGGCAGACCTTATAGCCTCATCCCTATCTGATGTGACTAGCATCGGCCTGTCAGGGTACAATCCTGGGTAGGTTATGTGATACTCATCATTACTATCATGATGTACTATTGCTACATCATTTTTAAAGATTACATTCATAATGTCGAATCCTTCTCTATTGTGTCGAATTGTTGCCCATTTCCTGTCCGTGTGTCGAATTGCCGACGCTCATTAGTTAACTTAGCGTAGATGACGGGCCTACTTTTCTTCAGGTTCCTATCGAATCTTGCAGCAACGATAGCCTTCTGGTTGTGAGACATACGATCCCATGTTTTTTGTATCTGTTCCCATGTTGCATCTTGTTTTAGCATGATCGTCCCTTTCATTCTTCGGTGTCTTTCACCATGAAATACCACGACACCGTACAGAGTATCGGGAAGACAAACAATAACCCAAAGTGTAAGTAGCCTCCGCCAAAACTCATTGCCTTGTTGGCAGTGTAGAGGAAGCCCAGCAAAGAACTGATTAAAATTATTGCGTAAACTGATCTGATCATTGACTTTTCCTTAATTTGTTTAATA